CAGGATCAGAGCCCACGACGAGCGGCTTGACGCCCTGCACGCGGGAGAGCGCACCCTTCGTGAGTTCCGCTTCCGTCCCGTCCAGCACGGCCGTTCCCGCCAATCCTGTGAACCCACCGAGTTTCTTGCTCCCGTCGATCGCAAGGATCGTGTTGTTGCCGCCCGCCCAGTTCGCCGAATCGAGCGAAGGGCTGACGATATCGAGCGAGTTGAAGTAGGTATCGAGGTCGTCGAGCGTGATCGCGGTGGTCACGCCGGAGGTGAGGAACTCGACCTGGTCCTCAGCCCTCGACCAGCGGCCCTCCTCGTAGTTGTAGATCAGCACGCGGTTCGGGCGCCCGCCGACGTTGCCTGACCCCGGGTACGCCCAGTAGATGCACTTGTTGGCGTAGTCGATCGCGCCGCGCACCCGGTGCTTGTAGGTCGTGTCGACCGTGTCGCCGAAGTAGTTGTCGACCTTCTGCGAGCCGATCGGGCGGACGTCGATCCCGTCCGTGACGTAAAACCCGTCGCCGCTGATGAAGTACGCCAACCTTCCGAACTGCACCACGGCGTTCGGGAACAGCGCCCCGCGCGCTCGCTCGATCGTGTCGAACTGGAACACGACATTGCCCCCGACGTAGGCCATGCGCGAGATGCCGTTGCGCTGGAAGATCAGCCCGTAGCTCTCCCCGCCGACGATTGCCGTCACCGGGCCGAAGGCGGCGTTCATATACTGCTCGCCCGACTGCACGCTCTGCGCGGTGGTGGTTCCCGGGGTGGGCCAGTTGCGCGGGTCGTCGATCGCGCACCACTGCACGCGATTCTGTGCAGGCGCGGTCAGGTTCGTGTCCCCGAGCACCACATGCCGGCCGATCACCCCGACGCAGCGCGCCGAGGGGGCGGTGCCCGACACGGCCAGCGCCCCGAAGGTCGCCGCGGAGCCTGCGGTGCCGCACTGCGGGACATCGTTGTAGTTCGTGGCGATCACCAGGTCGTCGTACTGGACCATCGACCAGTAGCCCTCGTCCGCCGTGGTGTAGGTCGCCCCCGACCGATCCGCCCAGCCTGAGCCCGCGCGCACGAAGATCTTCTGCTTCGTGCCGACGTAGAAGTATCCGGCGCCCGAGGTGTCGACCGCGCTCACCCCGCCCATGGGGGCTGCGGTCAGCGCGTCGCCAATCCCCGTGACGGGCAGGAAGCTCTTGTAGACGCTGTCGGAGGGAATGACGTTCTTCGCCTCGGTCATCCCGGGGTTGTCGAGCGCCGGGAGGTCGGGCAGCCACTCGGCGAACTTGACGACGCCGATACTCATCCGAGCGTCGCCACCATCTGCGACCCCCCGAACTCCTCCTCCTTCCACTGGTCGCGGTAGTCCGCCAGCGCGTCGGTGTAGAAGTCCCTCCACACCGCGATACGGCTGTCGTTCTTCAGGAACGACTCGGCCTCGAGCAGCGCCCCGTACAGGCACAGGTCGGGCGCGTTCGTGGTCAACCAGTTGCTGCCGTCCTGCAGGAGCGGATCTCTGAGGGCTCGCGGTTTCGCGAAGTAACGCAGGGTCAGTGTGTACTCGCCGTCCGGTTCGGGGCCGAACACGAACGACGTCCCATCGCGAGCAATCATGCGCGGCTTGCCGGGGATGCCGCGCGGCCAGGTCGCGTAGAGCATCTGTGAGGAGACGCGCTGCAGCGGCGGGCTCGAGGTCAGGGTGGCGTACTTGATGCCGAGAAAGTCCGCCGGCACCGTCGCGGCGGTCGTCAATAACGAGGTGCTGCTCTCCATCCAGTTCGCCCAGTTAAGCGGCTGGCGGTAGAAGCGCTCCTCCCAGTTCTGGATAAAATTCGGCGCGAACGAGGCCAGGTCATCGCGGGCGAGGTAGTCCCCGATCGCGGTCCCGAGCGTCTCATAGTTGGTGATGACGGCCATGTCAGCTCCTGTTGAACGCGTCCGCGACCATGTCGGGCGGCGAGCGTCCCTCGATGCGCAGAGCGCGGGTCAGCGTGCGGTGCCAGTCCGCTGCGCCGTCGCAGTCGCGGTAGTGAGCGAAGCCCGGCACCCCGAGCGTGTAGTGCAGCAGCTTCGCGCCGTCGCTCTCCTGCTCCCCGATGAGTCGGTTCCACTCGTCGCCGAGGTGCCCGATCTGATCGTCTCTCAGCCACTGGAAGCGGTGCAGGAACGCCCCGCCCGCCTCCTCGAGGAACTGCCGGGTGAGGATGCGGTGCGCGTAGTGGCCGCAGTTCCACAGCATCACCGAGGACTGGTTCTTGCGCGGATAGTCGACGTTGATCGACTCCAGCGGGCTCCCGATGTACTTGCGCGGGTGCGCCGTCTCGTAGGCGTGCGGCACGACCATCAGCGCCTTGTTGACCGAGCGCTGCGCCCACAGGTTCGCGATGTCCTCGCGCATCACCATGTCGCCGTCGAAGAACGCCACCCACTCGTTGCTGAAGTTCATCAGCTCAGGGATCAGGAAGCGCGAAAAGATGAACGCGTTGCTGCCGTCTCTCTGGCCGTCAAAGTTCTGCAGCATGGGGCGGTGCAGCGGCACGAAGCGCACCGGGACCGAGGCGTGCTCGATCACGCTCTGGCAGAACACATGGTACGCAGCCGCCTCGCGCGGGTCGTACCCCACGAATGCGGTAATCACGAGGCGAGCTTCTCCCCGTCCACGCCCTCGATCGAGCGCGGCAGGCAGTACCCGATCGCGTAAAAGCTATGGTCGCTGATCTTCTGCACGGTCTGCAGGTCCCAGCGGGCGGAGAGCTTCGGCAGCCACCAGGCCATCGGTTCCTGAATCAGGTGCGCATTGCGCCCGTCAGAGAGCACCTTGCCCGCCGGGCCGCTGTCGATCGTGAGCATCACCACCAGCTCGGTGAGCGACTGCAGGTGGTCGAGCACGTTGTCCAACAGCTCAGGCTCGATGTGCTCGAGCACGTCGATGCACGCCACCATCTGCGCCGGGATCGGCTCCCCGGCGAAGTCGGGCACGCCCGGGTCGTAGGCCTGGTATGTGAGCTTGTGCTTCGGCTTGATGTGCTTCAGCAGGTTAGTGTGCTTGCCGCAGCCATAGTCCAGAAGATGCGTAATCTCCAGCCGGTTGAGAATCTCGGTCACGAGCGGGGCGCGCTTGATGCTGGCGACGCCGTAGGTGTAGCGCGCGTGCATGTCTTCCTGCGCGGCGCGGTAGTCGTCAGAGATGAGCAAAGTGCCTCCGGAGGTCGGCAGTCAGGGTCTGAATGGGCCAGCCCGTGCGGGCGCGGTAGAGCTTCACGGAGCGATACCAGGGCGTGTCGGTGTGGTCCTCGCCGTAGCGCCACTGAGTCTGCTTCGGCACCAGCACCCACGCCGGGACGCCCAGCGCGCCCGCGAGGTGACCGACCGAAGTCTGCACGCAGATCACGAGGTCGCAGGCTGCAACCAATGCCGCGGTGTCGTCGTAGTCCTTCGTGAGCGTGGCGTAGGGGTACTCGACCACCGGGGTGCCGGCGATCTCCGCGGCGGCGCTCTTGTACTGCAGCGACACCCAGTGCGCATCGACGGCCTCGAACAAGGGCGCCCACTCCGCGAGCGGCATCTGCCGGTGCCGGCCGGCGTTCGCCCACGTCCCGCCAGACCACGCCACGCCGATCACCGGTTTGCCTTTGCTCGCAAACAAGGACTTCCACATCGCAGTCCGGTCAGGGCACGGGGTCAGGTACGCCGTACCGGGGAACTCCGCGTCGCTCTTGCGGTAGAAGCGGCCGATCTCGAACGCGGCGACGCTAGCATCGAGCGCGCGGTCCTCCTCGGGCCAGTCCAGCGCCTTCGACTGGCGGGTGCCATGCACCGCGGCCTCGGGGAACGAGCGGCGGAACAGGGGGGCAAGGCGCGGGTCGCAGTCCACGATGACCTTGCGACAGTCGCGGATCGCATCGGGCAGCATCGAGGCGGCGCTGATCTCATCGCCCAGCCCCTGCTCCCCGTAAATCGCCACCGTCTGCCCGGGGGTGCCGTCCCACGTCGGCTCGGGCTCAGGTAGGTACTTCACGTTCAGCCTTGAAGGGCTCCCGATGCTCGCGCTGTACGCGGCCCAGCCCTCCTCCCAGCGCCGCTGCGCAAGCAGCGACAGCCCGAGGTTGTGGCGGGGGCTGACGTCCACCGGGTCAAACGCGATCGCCTCACGGGCGGGCGCCTCGGCTCGGCGGAAGTCCCCGGCGTCGAGGTAGACCGAGGCGAGGTTGTTGGTGTAGAGGGCCTTGAGCGCGGTCGTGTGAGCCCGCTGCAGCGCCTTGCGGTAGCAGGCAATCGCCTCATCGAGGCGCCACAGCTGCTGCGCGGCGTGCCCCTGTGCGCCCCACGTCTCCGCCCGTTCGGGCCGCAGCTGCGCCGCCCGTGCCGCCAGCGAGTAGGCCAACGGCAGTTTTTTCGCCTTCTTCAGCGCCTCGGCGGCGATCACCAGCGCCTGCGCGTCGTCCGGGTCCTCGCGCAGCACCGACTCAACCAGCTCGAACGCCTGGTCGATCTCCCCCGCCGACAGCAACTTTTTCGCTCGCGCGAGCCGCCGTTCCTCCGCTTTCGCGGGCTGCACTTGCATCACCTTCGCCATGTCAGTTGCGCAGGCGGTGGGTCTTGTTCGTGGTCTTGATGTACGGGAAATGCTCATCAATCAGCCGCATCGCCCGCTTGAGGTGGTCGCGGTTGAAGATGTCGACGCCGTACTCGTACTTGAGCTTCAGGATCACCACGGGCGGGATGCGCGCGTAGAGGTGAATATCCTGCTTCTTGGTGGCCGAATCGCCGAGGCCGTGATCCCGCTCGTACTTCGCAAGCTCGAGGATCGGCTCGACGTCCTGCCGGTAGTGCAGCTGCAGGTTGCCGCCCTGCGTGCGCGCCTCGTACTGGGCGACGCCGCGCAGCGGGTCATAGTCCAGGAACTGAGCCATATTCCCTCGCAAAGTCGATGATGGTCACGCCGAGCGAGCGCAGACACTCGTTCTCGGCTCTCTGGTCATGGGCCCACCGCCTCGGCGGGCCCGGGGTGTCGTTCCACTTCTGCGAGTTGTCGTCGCAGGGGTGCAGCACGCGGTCGAACCCGATCAGGGCGATCTCGCGTGCCTTCAGGTGCTCGATGGCGCAGAACACCGCCGAGAGCCCATGCGAGGGCTTCCACGGTCGCGGCTTGAACTGCGCGTAGTAGGTGATCCACGGCGAGCGGT